CTTTCCACTTGACTCAGACCATTCCTTTGCAGGAATCGTGCCACACAAGGCGATTTGTCTTTCGTTCACCGTCTTTCTCTGGTAGATCCAGAGTGCCCTACCTGATTGCTCAGGCGAAAGACTGTTTCCTGGTGCTAATCTACCAGGGAACTAAGCTTATATAGGACTTAGTACTATTTAAGACTTATGCACACGTGTATACAGCTAAAGACGGAAACCAGGGATCGCCTGAAATCGATAGGCAAGAAGGGTGAAAGCTATGATGCGATTATCAATCGGTTAATAGATCAGGAATCTTGTAAGGGGCACGATTCATCCCACATCTGAAGAGGCGGATATTCTCTACCCCTTAACCCCATTTTTCATAAAAATAAATTAATAATCATTTTCCACAGTACGATAATTCACATATTGTGTTTTTGTGGAAACTAATTTTCCTTCTGATTCTTCAAATTCAAGTATAATACCACCAATATCCGGATTCAGACCTTTTCTACCCATATATGAAGGCGTTGAACTTTGAAACGCTGGCATTTGAATGGTATATATACCAACATAGTCTGGTAATATACATGTTGCGTGGTAGTGACCTATAGCAAGTATGTTTGGCGTAGGAGTATCTTTGTTTTCAATTTTACTTAATGCTAGTTTTTGTGGTTTATAACTTCTGGCATACGCTACACCGCCATCTCCATGATGTATACAAATATTTATATTGCCGATGTTGAAGTTGGCTAAATAAAATCCCTTGTATTTCATGTCCGGTCGTTGAATAGATACATCATAACAAATGTCACTACCATAACGTTTGTAGAAACTTTCGTCATGGTTTCCTCCGATCATTTCTGTGGTTATGCCATCAATTTTCGGATAGTTTTCTATAATGTATTGGGCTTGTGCTCGTTCGCCATGTAGGAAAATTTCGAATTGCTGACCGTTATACATGTTAACACCATCTGATAAATCCCCGGCGTGAAAGATGGTGGTTATGCCTTCGCGTTCGCATTTTTCATAGAATTTCCAAAGAGATTCCATTTGTTGGTACTTAGATCCCAAATGTGTATCCGAAACGATTCCAACTTTATAAATGTTGGTTTCCGTAGGTTCAATATCTAAGTCAAACGTATAATTGCGTTGTAACGGTTTCTTAGTAACAAACCACCCAGCATTTTGAATGGTTTGGATAGCAGTATCCAAATCTGGTGTTATGCTATTATTAGTAATTGGTTTTAGAATATTATTTAGTGTATTATTCATATCATTACATAGCATATCCGCGTCATGATTGTTTATTTCATTTTTCTTACTATAATAATATTTTCTAAATGTCTTTGGATCACAACATAATTCTTTGGCACATTTTCTAAAAGATCCCAATTGTATATACAAACTTTCCATTTCATCTATTGTCCATTCCGAAAGTTTTTTATTCATGTTATATAGCCTCAATTTTAATGATTGTGTTTGTCGATGATCAATGACACCATTATTGGTTTGAATGTAAATTCCACAAGATACTGGTTGTTTTCATTGACTTTAATAGAAATGTCCGCGGCATTCTTAACAGAACTTTTTATTTGTTCCGCGAGGTCATCAACGGAAGTTTTTTCTGACTTCCAGGAATCCAATATGTCGTTTAGTGTTTTAATATCGGTTCGATACGAAATTGCAATTCTATTGAACTGCCTTATCTGATCTCCAGTTTCTGACATAAGTTTCTCCAAAAAACTTTATAAAAAATGGGGTTTATATTAAATGTTATAATAAGTTTTTAGTATTTAAACTTTTTGGTTCATGTTTTTATGATTATAGTATGACCAGATTTATATTTTATTATTATTTTTTCGATAGTGTCATTTGTGGTGTCCATGATTTCAGTTAAGGAACTTTTGTCAGCCCTGAAAACTAAAAGACTGTCTGTTCGTTCTGACAAATTAGACACCTTCTGGTTTTTCTGGCCATTCTAATATTGCCCAATGCGTTACATCATAGTCGTCAGCAAAATGAACGTCTAGCCAATCATGCCAATAACCTTCCTGGTATGTTCCAATGCTAATCCTTTCTGTTACATCATCATACAAACATTTATTATAGGTTACGTGAATCCAGACAAGTGTTCTAGATTCTGGTAATTCCTTATTAACATCGATCCAACTATTCATACAAGGTCCTCATTCAAGTGAATGCGAACAATCCAGTTTTGGTCTGTTTTGGGGTTAATACGGTTTTTGGTTTCTGATCGTCTGTTTCGGAAAATTCAAACAAACTTGATTCTTTTTCTAGTTTTTTACCAGTCTGAATTGAAATGCCTATGCATTCAAATATGCGTTCTAGTGGTGGTATAATTTGATGGGTGACATACCAATTGTTGTCTATACGACCGTCTGTATTCCTTACAAATTCTGGTGTATCGACGCATTGACTTATGCCACCATAATTTGCAGAAGAAGCTCCTGGTAAGGCATAGTACTGGATACGGTCTCCCAAGCCAGGTGGCTCTTCGCCACGTGCAACAATTTTCTTATAAACTGTTGTGTGGGGCTGAATATTTTTATATCCTGACAAATTTCCTATTTTTCGACTCAATATCAATTTATCAGCAAATTCTACATCATCACGAATATCTCGTAATGATAATAAACGTTCTATGATACTATTTGCATATTGCCATGCTTTATATGGATCTCCGTCTTGTAATATCAATTCAAGAACTTTTGTTAATGTTTCTCCAATTAATTGACACCAATCTCTTCTCACAACTTCTATACCTTTTACTTTTATGGTTTGGTTTATTTTTCCTTCTTTTTGGGTTATCATATTCATTGCATAACGTTTTTTGGTTAAAAATAAAGCCCTAGAAGCATATCCTTCATAATTAAGTTTCATTGGATAAGACATTGGTTTGGAAACCATTTGAGTAACTTCATTTCCAACTACGTTTGCATCATTATATGTTATATTATCGGAACAAATTAATTCAATATAAGCTGAATCGGTATCAGTATATATTACTTCAAAATTAAATTTTTTATTATTTATTTCAAGGTCTTTAATGTTTTCAATATCATTCCTAACTTTTTTAATTGTTTCACGTCCATATGCTGTAACAGAACTAGCAACTGACATAGCAAATGTTCTTGATCTAGGATATCCACATAAGCCGTATGCCGAATTGAGCAAGATTTTATAGCTATATTGAATACTATCTAATATATCATATTCGTGTTTATCTTTTGTAATTTTCATTTTAGCTTTTGTTTCCAAACGCTTCTTTAGTAATTCATCAAGCATTTCGGGTAAGATTCCACGAACTGAAGTAATGAATCTTGTTCCGTCTGGGCTCGTTATAATATCGTTGTGCTCTTCATCCTTTATTACGGTTGTAGGACATAAATTATATCTAATGATGATAGATGGATATAGACTTTGCATATCAGTTAATATTATGTTTTCACACAATGCTTTCTTGGGTTTTGAAACATAAGCACCTTGAAATTCTGATTCTCGATCTTCTTTATTGCCTTCAATATGTGGTTTCATATTTACAACACGATTTTTTGCATTAAATCGTTGTAAGATCATGAATTCTAATATTGATGTTTGCCCACTATTAACAACTGTTTGTAATAGTACTCCAGTAACTTTTGATAAAGCTATATATTTTTGAAGCATTCCAAGGTCTTGTAATAATGATAATCCAAGAACTGCGTCCCTGCGAGAATATTTTATAAATTTTATGAATTCTTCTCCATTTGATAACCAGTATTCTCGCATTTTTTTAGCAGGAACATCTAGCTTTTGTAAATGTAACAATTCGTTGGCTACGTTTTTTAAAGTATATTGCTTTAGGCTATAATTTCTTCGAACCATTGGTAATGTATCGATAATAACTCTACCTGGTACAATAGCTTCTTTTTCTAACCCAAATTGTTTTATATATAATAAACTATTATCTCGACCAATATTAAATCTTATATTGTTTACTTTTGATCTAACGTCAATATAATTTAGATCAAATGGTCCAATATTATAACCAGTTATTATGTCTGGATCATAATTTTTTATTATTTTTATTAATTTGTTCAGTAAATCTTTTTCATTTTCACAAGAAATTGTATCATTTCTAGTACAATCAATTTTTTTTGCAATAAGTACAATATTATCTACATTATTGTAATTTGTATTGAATGCTAAACTAACCAAAGTTATAGAATCTTTTTCAGGCTTAGGTATTGTACCATCTTCAGGTATCATGCATTCTATATCCAAGGATAATATACGCAATGGTACATCTTCAATATTTTGTATTACTTCAATGTTTTTATAATATACATCATCTGAATTAACTTCTATCCACTTAAAACTTTGTATTCCTGTATCTGCTGCAAATCGTTCATGAAATAAAATATCTGCTTCATAGATGTTAGTCACGTTAGGATATGATCGTATAATTTCCCTTGTTTCTCGAACATCTCGCGGGGATATTGTATATATTTTAAGCATTTTTGTTGGTTCTGATTGATATCCAATGGGTTTGAAAAAACTAACGTCTTCAAACTCTAAATTAACTTTTGATAAGTCTTCTTTTGTTTTTTCAATGTTTGATGATGTTGCATAAAAATATGGTCTAAAACCATAAACTCTAATTACTTTACTCATTCCAAATTCATCTATGCAAAATAATTGAATAATAGGATTTCTTTCGGTATCACTTATATAATTTATGTCAAATACTTGTAGTTTCATCTTTCATGCCACTCATCATAATTGTCTATAAAATATGCTTCCGTAGCCAAAAAATCCTCAAGTGCTTTATTTTCATGTAAACTTTCCATGTTTTTCATTTCATGTTCCCATATTATAAAGCAGTCTAAACATACTCGTTGATATGCTGCTATTAAAGGTTTAACTTCAGATTCATCATGCCAATAATCTCCAAATACTTCAATTACTTTACTTTCGTGTTCATTTATAAAATCAGGATTTTTCATATGTCCATTTTCTAAATTAACCCAAAATGAACCATCACCTGAATATTCCCAACCTTGATAAATTATTAGATAATTAAATAATAATTGTTCTATGCTATTTGGTCTTCTACTAAAATCGTAACAAACCTTTTCTTGGTATTCTATGCTTCCAATAGTTTTACTTATTTTTTCAGAAACCAATTTTCTTTTTTCTGGATCTTTCCACATGTTTGTCATACGAACAGATCTAGCATATCTAATTTCAGGCGTTCTTATAGAAGCAATATTTCTAGCTCTCCATTCAGGGTCTTCCCATAATTTTAAAACAGATTTTGATATCTTTTCATGTGCTTCAAAATTTTTGGAAAACTTTATACCATTTATACGTCTCTTTTCTACTACATCAGAACGTTGAGCAGCAATATTTAATTTTGATATCATTTCGTTTCGCCAATCAACATCTTCCCATTTTAATTTCATTTTCTTAGATTGAATATCTATTATTTCTGGATGATCAATATAACGCTGTTTTGCATCCATTGATATTTTCATAAGTCTAGGATCAGTTTCTTTTGTTAATCCAGTTGACCAAGTTATTTTTCCTTTTAATGCTTCGGATTTACTACGAACTGGTATACCATGCCTAAGCAACCATCTATATACAGTATCTATTGAACATCCAATTTCTTCACTAATTATTTGCATAGATTTTTTATTTTTTATATATTGCTCTTCTAGATAAAACTTATTTTCATACAACTTTTTCTTTTTTATTATCATTATAATTCCTTTTAGTAGATTGTCACAAGTTCGCCTTTCGTATTATGATTAAAATCTTCTGGGATATCCATTGTCGCATACATCACAATCACATCTGGTTTCTGAACACGTTTTGAAATAATTACAACCATAAGGAAATGGACAATATGATAATGTCTGATTTAATCCAATAGTTTTGAAATATTCTATATGCTCGGTAAAATATTTGTAATCAATTAACATGCAATTTGTTATTATTTTATTATATGCGTCATTTTCCTTTTCTAACTTTTCTACAAGTTTCGATAATTTTTCAGACATAAAACCATCCCTAACACGTATATTAGCCAATTTAGTATTTATACTTTTTGGTCATAATAACCAAAAACTACTTATACTTCTATACTAACACTAACTTGATAACTATGAAATACAAAGTAACGCTATTTTCGGTGGCAACAATATCTGCCACGGTATTTGTAGATGCAATAAGCAAAGAAGATGCAGAAGAAATTGCAACAACTTCATGCAATGTCGATGATTTTGAAATCGATGAGATGAATCCAACAGACATCGAAATTATAAGCATCGAGGAATTATGAGGGACCCACGCCGTATCAAACGGATATGCGAAAAATTGTGTATCATTTGGGAATCAATGCCGGACCAGAGATTTGGCCAGCTACTCGAAAACGAAATCAGATTTAATCAATTATTTCCATTTGATTATAGAGAATCACAACTAGTGCCGTTTTTATGGTGGCAAGAAGACGACAAAACTGAAGAAATATTAGATAGAATTATAGCAGAACTAAATAATAAAAATAAATAAAAATAATAAAAAAACTATTTTTTTATTCTTTATTTTCTTTATTTTTTATATAGAACTCCAATGCTATCAACACAAATAATACAAACATACCAACTATCGCAGCAAACGAATTCATTGATAGTATCATAAAAATGCAGAATACAAATAAAATAAATTGTATGAAATTAATTATACTAATTGAAATCGTCATAAATTCCTCATATACTTTTTTTAATTTCCTATACTAATACATTATGCAAGACTATCGGTATCACGAATATTATTACCACCAAAATAATTATTATCCAAATTCCATCTGAATCCATTTTACCACCAACAAAACATTATACTTTTTTGTTATTAATAACTTTTGGTTAGCAAATCACTAACGCATCCAAAAACCATTTCTGGAAAAGATTTTTGTTTCTTGCGAGCAATGGTCCAAAACTTCCATCTAAAATATATGTCATGGAATTGTCTTTTGGCGTCCTGGTTGTTCTACCGCAAGCTTGTTGGACCTGAATAGCAACAGTTTTGGAATACCACATATAATTGTCATATTTGTTTCGTGCTTGTATCCAGTCGTCTCCAAGATTCGGAAAAGGAACTTTGGCTACAATATTCATAGGATATTCTGGACCTTCCAGGTTTAGTCCTTGTTCAAATGCAACGCTCAGGAAAATTGCATTATCTAATCGCATCCAATGTTTTAATACTTCATTTCGTTCACCGGGAAACTGCACCAAAACATTAGGCTGTAGCCTACATAAATGTTCATTAATGAGGTTTGCTATTTGATAGTTTCCACAATGAACAATTGATTTTTCTGAAAACATGTCATGGAGCTGGGATATTTTTTCAGCCATTGGTTTTGCAAATCGGAAACGTCCATCTTTTGTCATGGCGCCAACTGGATCGTAATATATAGTTCGACGATCAATTGGTATTGGATGCATAACGTCAACAGAAATTGCTTTGTTGGTTAGAAGTTCAGTTGTTGGCGTTCCTGATGCCAGAACCACGCAATCCAATTTCGCAACAAGGTCAGCGAACGGAACCTTACAGTCTAGCAGTTTAAAATAAGGACTAACCGTTAATTCTTTTCTGCGAGTACTAACATTGAATACTTCTTCGTTATCCGTTGTAAGTACATAAGGAACTTCCAAGCTTAGATATCGTAACGCTTGATTACAAGAATCCAAATTGTTTCTATAATAACTATATTCTTTTCGAACCTTCGATAGCATTTTTGTTTCGCGAGCAGTTAATTTTCTATTAGCACCTATAATGTCTTTTCGAACGTCCTTACAATTTATGGTAACTTCTTTTAACTTTTTTTGCAACACTTGTGAATATTCATTGAGGTAATCCTTTATGTCTAATTTCAATAATTCCTTTTTTAGGAGTTCTTTTCTTTCTGCCAAGTTGGTTTTCTTAATAGCGATATTCAATTTTATTGTTGCGGAATCCAATAGAGCGTTCGGCAAATTTGTGGATTCATCGACTTCGAGGACTTTCGTGTCAAGGTAAAGACTTGGGTCTACTTGATACCGAGCAAATGTCGTTGCGCGGAAATTTGCTTTTTTGAAGGCAGCTTTTGCTATCCTATATGGACATTCAGAACACCGAGCAAAACCTGGTTCTCGTGAACCAAATGGACAATCTTCTGCAGTATATCCAGAAATTCCGAGACATTCATAATTGTGCTTACCAACTATTTTTGGAAGGTCGAAAAGGTTGCCTTCCTGAATCAATGAAACTTGTGGCGAAGTAAATAAAATATTACTAACAAAATATTCTTTTTCTAATATTTTTCCAAATATAAATAAATCAAGAGTCTTCCCCGCAGCCGTTGGAGCATTCAAATTGATTATTTTGTTTCCTGATTCCCAGGATTTTAGCATTTGGGTTATTGCTTTTTCCTGACCAGGCCTAAAAGAAGGATAAACATTATATTTTTGTAAATTTATTTTTGACAAAATATACACCTCTTAAATAATAATGAAAATAAAAAAACAAAATACGATTATACGTTATTTGATATCTCTTTTTTGGTATCTTTCTGCAAATCTGTTTATTAACTCATTTGAAAACCCCAATTTTTTTGCTTTTGCTAACAAACTTTCGAGATTGTCATAATTATAAACCTTACCAAATGATGAATTCTGATAAAATCTATCAATTATGATACCATTCTCTTCGGTATTGGAAATACCTTTCACTGACAACCAAGCAGTATTTCTTTTAGGTACCCAATGCAAACTATTTTTTCCATTAAATACCTGAATAGCAAATTTGCCATTAGGATACTTCTTTGCAAACTTTTCATCCAAAAGTTTTCTGTTTTCGGATATATATTCTTTTATGGTCATAACTTTTCACCTCATCAAATTTAAACTATATAATGTCCAAGTATAAATCCAATAATCAATACTAGTATACCACCCCTTCCTATCGCTGGTGCCAATATCCTAGTAAATCCATTTTTGTAAAATACTTTCTTTTCTGGTGGCAAATTTTCATACCATGCATAAAACTTTGTTAACTCATCTGTTTGCATATACATTTTTCTATTAAGTATCTTATGGTTAATAACCAATTCGTCCTTTGTGAATTTTGTCATAAAAAAGTATTGGTTAGTATTGTATTTATAGTTTTTGGTTATTCTCCTCGTTCCAATAAATATTTCGTCGAAATTGCTTTGAATGACAGCCTCCCTATTTTGTGATCGGTACTTTCAATTTCGGGCCGAAATACAAGACCTTCTCGCAATGTATCTGACAATACCGATTTTCCTGTTGCCATTTCAAGAAGATCATCTACGCTATGATCTAGTGTTATTTGACCCAAATATGGAACCAGAAAATCTTTTCCTAGTCCAAATGAATCAACAGTATCCCACATAGTAGCAACGTCAATATATTGGTGGTTACACATATCCCAGAAATTAAATACGCGATAACAAATATCCGGTAACTTATATGGATTGCCTTGAATTCCGTTGCCAAACAATTCACCTTGTATAGCGATTGTACTGCCCAATTGTTTTAGGATTTCTTCTATGTTGTGATCAATTGCATATTTCCAGTATAAATCGCCATTCCATTTGTGCTCGACATCTGGAGCCAAATCCACATTTCTTGAACAGACATGTAGCCCAGTTTCTGGATCTATATAGCAAGACATCGACGTGCCATCTAGTTTTTCTGTGACATGAAATGTTTTGCCTTTATGTCTTTCAAGAACATCAGGAATGTTTTGAACCCGTGTCTCATCAGTTTTGGGAACTGCCAATCTAGAAATAGGACACCGTATTCTACCTCTAAGACTAACTGGAATCGGTTTCTCATATTTCGTGATGCCAAGAACATTTGTTACGTCGAACCCATTTTCTAGTTCATCGAACCCAAATGGAACAGAATCCATACTATAATTTAGATTCCAATTACCATTATTCAAAACATCTAGCGGAAAGCATATTCCTTGTGAAATCTGGCCTCGCAATTTTACAGTTCTGATTCTATAATGCTTATCTTTTAGGAATTCAAATTCAGGACGTTCCGGCAAAACAGAATCAACTTCGCAATAAACGACTTTGTCTCCAACTTCAAATTGTCCCTTTTTTACAACTACATTCCAGCCTTTTATTCGGGCAACTTCTATTTTATCCGCACCGCTAATTGGGTTTAGTTCGCTGATGGTTTCAATGGATGCCAAAGTACGCGCCATGTTATGATATTATAGCTTCTATCTATTTATACTTTTTGGACGATGTATCATATTTTTATCACCTTTTCTGGCATTAAGCCACAATAGCCATTGTGTCTAAGCATATCATGGCTTCCTGATTAATCATTTCTGTGAATCCATACATCCCATCACCGCTTGTTTCGAACCACTGCTAACAACCCATACCCAGTTATGTCTTGAAAGGCGTCTTCCTCGCCCATATTATTATTTGCTACTCGAAAAAGTTTATCGATGATACGTACAACCACTAATGCGTCTTCCATTTGGTCAACGGAAATTCCATTTGGATACAAAACCTTTAAGATTTTTCCTGCATTTCCAAATGAATTACCGTATTGCAGTTGCTTTTCGGCAACAAGATTTCCGATAGCTTTAGCGGTGTTCTCGTAAATAGGATCTGGTTTTTGTTCCATATTATATCCATTTACGGTACAAGATACTGTATTTCTTAATTCACAATCCTTGCAATACACTGGCAAGTCATATATGTTTTGTGTGCATCCAACAGTCTTCCCATTTTCTAGAATAATCATGGTTACTCCTTTATGATTTTCTATTTAAATAGTTTTTGGTCACCATCATCGTTCCAATTTACTTTTTATGTATTCAATTGCTTTTTCGTTATCCTTGCACTGTGTCTTCAGCAAACTTTCAGACGATTCTTTTGTATTCCCGTCAACCACACAAGTTATATATTTTTCTTCTATTAAACTTAATGTAGCTTTTATTATTTCATTTTCTTCTTGTATTTCTTTTATGAATTCTTCCCACGTGCTTTTTTCTGATACAAAATCAGCATCTGCGTTAATAACATACATTTCATTGTTTATGTATACTTTTATAGTATTATATTCGTCTACCATTTATATCGTCCTCCAAATTTTCTCGTCATAAGCACATATTAATGTCTATATTATTTATAGTTTTTGGTTCTTGTATAAACCAAAAAGTACTTATACTAAAACATCCCATATAAACTTTGTGAAAACAATAATAATAGCGGATTGTCATGGACAGCCGCATCTAATAACCAATGCATTGAATCATGCAAAAAATTGGGATAGACTTATATTTTCAGGTGATATATTAGACATAGGACATGAAGCAATAGAATGTTTCGACATATTAATAGCAAACAGTGCGGAATTGTTGTGGGGCAATCACGACGCCGCAACTATCATCAATCGACATATATGGCCACAGAATTCTTTTGATCAAGAAACAAGAAATTATACATTAGAGCATTCTGGCTATTTTAAAATAGCTGCAAACGTTGGTAATATATTGATTACACACGCGGGGTTATCAAAAAAGTTCGTGAAAAACACGAATATGAACGCAAATTATACAATACCCGAAATCGTACAACATTTAAATAAATTAAATTTGGAAACCGTATGGTGTGATGATAGTCCATTATGGTATAGACCAACCAACAAAAATCCACCACTACCTATCATGCAAATAGTTGGACATACACCGCCTGAATGGATAGAAAAAAGTGGTTTTGATTCCCAAAACCTAATTAGTGTTGATCCATATTGCACAAAAGGATTTGGCTTAGATCGCTATCGATATGTAGCGATAGAAAATGGTATCGCTGTACTTTATGATAGCAATGAACAACCAAAAGTTATAATGAGGACTACATGAAATTAATAGACCGTTGCATAATATTTGCAACATATAAACATGCCGAACAAACAGACAAAAACGGATTGCCATACATCTTTCATCCATTGCGGGTAATGCTAGACGAAAGCCTTACAACCGAAACCCAGAAATGTGTCGCTGTCTGCCATGACCTACTAGAAGACACAACAACCACCACAGAAGAACTTAAAGAAATAGGACTACCCGAAACCACAATAACTGTAATTGTAGCACTGACCCATCTCAAAAATGAACCAAACACAACATACTGGCAAAGAATCCTTGACGAACCATCCGGCGATGCAAAACTAGTCAAAATAGCTGACATAAAAGATAATACATCTGAAAGTAGAATGAATTGCTTGCCAGAAGAGGTTCAAGCAAGACTAAAAGAAAAATACAATAAGGCACTACAATACCTAAATAACGTTGACCAAAAACTATAAATATTGATCACGTATTTAATATTGTGCCCAACACAAAGGAGGAAGGAAAATCATCTTTTTTCTTCTTCCGATAACAATTATAAGGAGGATAGATATGAAAAAACTAAATGACCATTTCAAAGAAATATTAGAAAATGTTGGAATTGCTATAAGAGAATCAAGTAATAGTTCAACTACCACGTCCTAAAGGGCATGGCTTGAACGGTGACGTTCGACGCAAGAGTTGATTAGGGAGCTTAGGTGAAAATCTATGCAGAAGTTATCAGAGAGACAATTAATTAACACACCTACGAGTGCTTCACTAGCTCGTAGCTCTGTGGTTCCGTCTTTAAACAGAGAGGAAACTCTCAGTGAGCGGAGCTTCTCGACCTCTGATAACAATCCCGAAGTGAACAACGCCCACATACAGGCGGTCTTAAAGACAAATGTGTATGTATTAGCAGTAGATGGCAAACCATTAATGCCATGTTCAAGAGCGAAAGCTAGAAAGTTATTAAAGAGCAACAAAGCTACAATTGTTAAACATAATCCATTCACTATAAAACTAACTTTTGAATGTGAAAACCAAATTCAGTCTATTACATTAGGAGTAGATACTGGATATCAACATATAGGATTATCTGCTAAATCAGAAAAGGCAGAGTATTGGTCTTCAGAAGTTGTATTGCGAAACATTTCTCCTTTATTAACAGAAAAGAAAATGTATCGTCGCGGAAGACGCAATAAACTGTGGTATAGAAAACCAAGATTCTTGAATAGAAAACGTAAAAAAGGATGGTTACCTCCAAGTATTGATTACCGCATAAATTCTCATATCAAAATCATTGAGAAAGTATGTTCTTTGTTACCAATTACTTCCATTATAGTTGAAGTAGCAAACTTTGACATACAGAAACTCAAGAATCTTGAAATAAAAGGGGTAGGTTATCAACAGGGAGATCTATATGGATATGAAAATATAAAATCGTATTTAATCGAACGCGAACACGCCAGATGTCAACTATGCCATGAAAGATCAACACGTACTAATTCATTCAGAGTGCATCATATAATACAAAAAAGTAAAGGTGGCACGGACAAACCTGACAATCTTGCTTTGCTTCACAAAAAATGTCATACTAAATTACACAAAAAGAATTTAGGACACCTATTAACCAAGAACAAACAATACAAAGCAGAAACCTTTATGTCAATTATGAGGAATACGCTTGTAACTGAACTAAGAAATACGCATACAGTAATGGAAACCTTTGGTTATATTACAAAGATAAGAAGAAACACATTGAACATTGAAAAGTCTCATATTAATGATGCTTTTGTGATAGCCAAGGGCAGTAACCAAGTCCGTTCTGTGCCTCTGACTATAATTCAGAAACGGCATAACAATAGGTGTCTTCAATTGAACAGGAAGGGCTTCAAACCTTCAGTTAGACACCAGAGATATCCCTACCAACCCAAAGACGTAGTTATGATTCAAGGTGTCTATTATGATGTTACTGGGACTTTTAACAAAGGTTCTTGGATACGGGTAACAAAAGCAGGAACAGTGTTCAACTTTTCTACAAAGAAGGTTGAAAGACATTATGTAACTAACGGTTGGGCAATTCATCCACACCCTGAAGGATGTGGTCTTCTTGCCCCACAGGGATAAACACAGAATGAAGAAATATAACTGCATGATAATAAAAATTATGAAGGAGGTATGAATGTCTAATAATGAATTTGATGATATAATATTAAAAGAAATAATACCAGTTATTCGGGAAGTCGCAAATAGTTCACATGGCATGAAAAACATAAAGTTAGCACATACCTTACATTCAATTAGGATTGGTATTATAAGAACTTGTGATCTATATCAAGATCTTGATATATTGTGTATTCGATCAAAATATTATGAAGTTGACAATAAAAAGCAATATTACAAATACATGATTTCCATAAATGAATTGAATCAAATTAGAATACATAAATTGGTATATATAGTAGATGATTCATTAAATCCAGAACGTATAGGATTTGAAGATATAACATACATGTAAAAGGTGGCTAGCATGGAAATAGAAAAAGAATTTATTGAAATCCTGACATGAAGACCGTTCCTGACCACATAATAAAGCTTGCTGAAAAAATCTGCCTAAAATCAGAAATGAACCAGCAAATGTCGGCAATCATTTTCAATAATAGTGGACGAGTTATGAATATTGGTTATAATAGAAGGATTATTAAGTCCCGAAATCCAACTACAATCTACAAGTACAGGATACCGTATATTAGCGTACACGCGGAAGTGGATTGTCTAGCTGGTCTAAACTTCAGTGACACAATCGGCAACTACATATACATCCATAGAAAGGGCGGTATGCTTGCTAAACCATGCCCAAAGTGTCAACACGTTTTAGAACAGTTTGGATTTAAAAAAATATTTTGGTCAAAAAAATAAAAGCAAAAAATATTATTTTTTAATATCAATACACAACTTAATGTTTTTCTCTTTTTCAAATTCTTGTACGTCATTGAATTCGTAGACTTTTGATGAATAATGTGGATGACTTTCTACCAACGCCTTTTTCACACATTTTTGAATAGAATCACTAACAAATCCACTATCCCTATATCCAGTACAATTTTCAACAAATTTTGTAACACCAAATTCATTTGTAACGCATATATAATAATGAGGTTCTGACATAAAATTTCTATTATATATATCCCGGAAATGTACTTCCAGGATATACAACTTTTTTGTATCTAGAATTGGCATAACACCATCTTTACCAACTTTTACTTCTCGCATCTTCAAATTCATGTTACTTCACCTCATATACTACTAGTACTTATTAGAATAAATAGTTTTTGGTTGAACATAACAGACCATTAATAAAAAAATAATAATAAAAAATAATACTATACTTATACTTTTACTGGTTTTAAAATAGTATTCAATATTACCGGATGTCTATAATTATCAGGCCACATACATGCCATAGAATCATCCGGTCCACGTATCGCCGTTTGATACCAGGGCAACAACTTTTTCAGAACTTTCCCGAACGGCACGTGATGCATTGGCTCGATTTCATTTAACTTACAAAACTTCACAAATTCATTATAGATGGTTTGCTTCGAAACATAAACGTCAGCAACTTCTTCTAAATGTAGTTCAATGAAAGCTGAGACTGGTTCACTTGCTTTTTTATACCTATCTTTTGCAGTAGTTGTAGTAAAGCTATTATGGAAATAACCGCGATCCAATAACGCATCCAAGTGAGGTAAAACCAGATTAAGAAGTCCCGACAATTCTTCTGGACTCATTACTTTTTCTAGCAAATTTTCTTTTTCGCTTTCTTCTATTTCTTGTTGGGTAAAAACATGTTCAAACGGAATTATTTCTATACGTCTATAAAATCCCGTTGTATCATCGCGAACTCTCGGCAATTTATTAGATCCAAAAATTTGTTTCGCAAACGATATAAAATCGAAGGCTCTTTCGCCCTTTCTTTGTGCACGTATTACATCTTTGTTAGAGGTTAGCATTTTAAGAATGTTAACATTTGGAAGCGTTGATTGTTCCATGTCGCCAAAGGAATTCAATAGTTTGCAGTATAAGTCGGACGTCGCGAATCTATCTTTTTCCAAATCATGCATTGAAACAGAAGATATATTGTCTTCGCCAAGCATTTTACAAACAGTATCAATAAAGTGAGATTTACCAGTACCACCAGGTCCCAGCAATATAAATGCTTTTTGGATAGGATACGCCCGGTACAAACAATATCCAATAAATTCTAATGCCTTCCTGAAATCCTCTTCTCGGAGAACCGTTTGAAACATCTTAATTATGTTTGGACATTGGGCATCAGGATCATAGTTAACGTTGATTTGGATTCTAGAATAATAAGTAGGTCTATGTGGTTCTAATACACCGGTTCGCCAATTAAGATAGCCATTTAGACAATTTATAATATCTAGGTTATTATCGAATTTTTTTGATTCCACGTATGTTAGGCCTTGTATTATGCCAAGAACTTCTTTTAGGACGTGGGCATTATAGCAAGTTTGTCCGTTATCTTTTACACGCGGTCCAAGCAATTCAACTAAAATTTTATGTATTACTTCTTCACCATTTTCCACGTAATGTCCTTTGACGTAGGTCATCATCGTTTTTGTTTCTATTATTGTGGCAACTGGAACATTTTTTATGATTAATTTTGCCAAGTTGTGATAATTAATTGCAGTAATCCCTTTGCTTTTAGGATTACGTTCAAAACATTCTTCGAGATCTGTTTCTGTAAAATCTTGCATACTCATTGTAACACCACGAAACGTTTAAAAAATAAAATAAAAAATTATAAATCTATATGTCTATGCGGCTAACCATGAAGCTATTTTCTAGATATTATTGTACTAAGCTCCTTTTCCTTTTGGTTTTAGATATTATTCTTTTTGTTTTCTTGTGATTACTTTTAGAGGTTTTCCGAACCTTTTTTTGGCTAGGTGCAAATTCAATTACTTCCTCGCCAGTAACTAGCAAACGTGTTTCAAATCGACCTTCGTTACAACACGATTTTGTGTATAGTTTACCATCCGACACGAGTTTTTGTATATCGTTTATAACTTTTTCGCTACTTTGAAAGGATTTTCCTTTAAGTAGCATGTCGACGGTAACTAATTGTCTTTTACATTGATTCTTTATTTTTTCTAGTAATCTTTCTTCATTCATGGGTCATCTCCGAACCTTCCTTACATAGTTTGTCAACAGCATTGATCATGTCAGTGATTAATAAACGACCTTGAAATCGTTTCGCGTCTTCTTGCGAAGCAACTATGCAAATGTCCAAGTTATGTCGATTTAAAACTTCGCGAATTTCTTCAAACATTATATTTATTTGTTCTTGGCTTTGCGGTTCCAGGTCATTAAGGGCAGCCATATCTTCCACAATCATGGTGAAGCCAGCACCGTACATTTCATCAACTGATATCATTCTAGACCTTCCAACATAACTACTTATTTGGCATATCACAGTTATATACTTTTTGGTTGGGAAAAAAATTAAGAAAATACCCTTCTCGGGAATTCGTATTCTCTTCTTACGTGATTCCAAGACGTGATCAAAGTAAAATAACCAACAATTCTAGTCATATGGGATATTATCTTTTTACCGCAAATTGAACAAATTTCCGAATTGCCACAAACTGTAACATGACCATCTTCGCACTCGCCAAAAGAATAATTCACAGCCATGTGGGAAACACCGTGCTTTACAGAATATTCTATAAGATGTTTCATGGTGGTAGGATCTTCTATTCGGTCACTAACATTAAGATGAAGTATACCACCACCAGACAACATATCCTGGAACTTTCCAGTTAGTATTATTCTTTCTGGCAAAGGCGCGTCGACAATCAATGGTATGTATTGATTGCTATATAGTTTGAATGGTATTTTATCTTCACCAAATAATATCTTGTCTTTTTCTACAAGTTTTACAGCAACCGACTCGCCTGGAATTTCTTCAACGTTAAAAGAATTTCCTGTTTCTTCGCTAGCAACCTTAGCAAAATCTTCAATAAAGTTCAATACTTCTGTTGTAAACTTTATACCGTCATTAGACTTAATATCAATTCCCATGAAGTAACAACATTCATATATGCCAATTATGCCAATAGTAGAAAATAATCGTTTTAACGTGAACCAACCCAAAGGCTTAAAGAACTTCAAAAACCCCTGATCGATCCTGCGTTGTAATATTTCTTCCCGATGCACAATGAGAAGATCCCTGCAAATTTCTAACTGCTTGGTAAGATCAACAAAGAACTTTTCATGATCGACATTAGCCTTCAAAGCAATTCTGGGTAAGTTTATGGTAACTACCCTATGAGAACCTAAATTCAGGCCACCATTACCAAAAGAATCTCCTCTTGCTTCCATGCGAGATTCATCATTAATTAGTCTACAACAACTAGCTATTTTATTTCCAGTATTTATATATAAATTAAACGTACCATTTTTTATATTAACACACGAAACCCAATCAAGAAAATCTTGATCAATAATAGATCTATCTTCTCGGCAAGCAATGTTAAAGGTCACTATCGGAAAGCGATATGGCATACCGCTAACTGGATCTCCTTCCGCAAACCACTCCGCAAACAACTTCTGAATTCGTATCACATAATCATAATCAACGCTGGTGCCATCAGGATATGTATAATGCTCAAAAAGTTTTTCTAAGTTCGGTCTATCAAATATGCTAACGTTAGTGAATGGACTTTGACCACCGACCCGGAACTTATTGCTCATTACATGAACAAAACCCTGTAACAAATTAATTATTTGATAATCAGATAGATTTTCTTTCTTAGTATAATAACAAAGATTTACAATTAGGTCTGATATCGCAATAGCACCTGCAAACGACTGTGATAAATCCATTGTTGTTTCGATTACTTGGGCAACAAACGAATGAGCACGCTTTGGCGGCATACTATGAAGTTGACCATATTTCCTACCTTCATTCATTATAAATGATGTAGAATATGCCATACAATATGGTATTTGGGTTGATGCAGCATCGTGAAAATAAACACTAGAATTAAAAATTGCTTTTAATAGTTCATTTGCTCGTTCTAGTCCAAAACGCTTTCTAGAATATTCATGTAGGAGATAATATGAATTTAATTTTGCTAATCCTTTTACAATTTCCGCGGAATAATTATTATGCGAAATTTCATCGTTTGAGTTTGAATTAGCATCTAAACTAATATCAGAAACCTTGTTAGTAAAATATTTTTGGCTCATTACTCCAATGTCTAAAGCATTCCTGGATATACCTTCGATGTCTAGTAATGCCTTGCCTTTTTCAGTAACATTATAATAATTGTATAGTTCTTCAAAATCGGGATCAAAAGTTGTTTGTATTCGCATTGTAATTCTTCCTAAAATCTTTGTGTATTATTTTTCCGTTGTGCCAAATTCTCTGATTGCTAGTTGCTGGAAAACCACTTGTTTGAAGTTCTTGTTTATAAGTACCGTCTATAACAAAATCCATGACATCTCGAATATCTTCTGGAAGTTCTTCATATAAAAATCCTGTATATAAAATAGACGGAATATTACATTTAGTTGCTATACTATATAAAGCTTTTGGTTGTAAAACAGGCTCTCCTCCCAAAAAGACAATACTATTATAAAAACCATCATAATTATTTAAATGTTCCAAAACTTCATCAACATCTATTAATTGACCACCATCTAAATTTTGTAAATCCGGATTTTGACAACCAGGACAACCAAATTTACATCCTTGGAACCAAATTTCTAGCGAAATTCCGATACCATTACAAAATCCGTTTGTTATTCCAGCACACCTAAACAGCATAAAAATATCCATTACTGTTTTTGAACTATGCACATATTAAAATCCGTACAGATACTTTCAATATGACCATATTTCTCGATACTGAAAATTTTTTCCGATCTATCAACATTCATTTTAAACATTTCCGGAATCGTAATTAATATTGAATTTTCTGATACTTGTAAATCAAATGACTTAATAAAACCGTCGTCTTGCATACTTTGTAAATAATATAAAACATTTTGTTTGATATTGTTATTAAATGGACAAGACAATATATCAAATATACTTACTATAAAATTATTAATTATTCTTATCATTTATATACTTTTCCCAGCGCATTAAAATATACAGTATTTCATATATTGAAGTTGTGATAAAATTAGCAAATCCATATATGTCCAAATCACTTTTATTATCAATACAATATATTATGGCTCGTTTATTAATTCCTTGTGCATAACCCATTTCAAAATGTGACCAAATTCCGCAAGGTACTATCATTAATATTACGTCAGAAAGTTCTATCAACCCTTTGTTGGTTTGAAAAGAATCGGTGCACTTATAAACGCTATGATTGTGTTTTTGAAGCATTGCTACAGCATTTTTAATATGTTCTATGTTTGCTATAGAAGACGTAACATATATTTTCAAAATAATGCTCCCAAAAAATATAAAAAAGTAATTTTATTGTTTTAAACCTTCGCCATTATAGATACCAGAATATGCTTCCGCAACTTGCCCAACATCCATGAACATTATTTGCATGATTCGGGCATTCTCACATAGTCTGATACCCTGCCTATTATAAACAACCAACATGGATTGTGACTTTCCAACATATCCTGGATCCCAGATGGAAGTTTCCATGGTGGCGCCACATCGTAGCATAGTGGAACGAGGCATTGCAATACCAACTTTGTCTACAGGAACAGATATCGTTTCGTTGAAACTAACTAAATATGCTCCTGGATTTAAGTCACATTCACCGTCAATAAAAGAAATTTCCGACATTCTCGGTTTTTCTCTCTTAGAATTATCGAAGTCTATGACACCAGCACTCATGTAAGTTTCAATTTTCGAAATTGTTAAATCAACGCCACATGACTGTTCTTGCAATGTTGCATCAATAACATCAGAAACTATCTTTCCTTCTAAAATTTGTTTACCTGTTAAAATCATTTTACCACTTCTCCAAAACTTTCTTAGACTTTCCTGACAAATTTAGTAACGCATCATATGGGGTAATATAAGTATCTTTGAGTTTTTTTACGGACTTGGGACCAATACCGGGTAATTGTACAAATAATTCTGTTGCAGAACCACACTTCAAAACAGGCGCTGGTTCATCTAACTTTGGCAAATAATTATGTATATGTATTAACTTCCAGATAGTTTCTTCGAGAGAAAGTGTCTGATACATGCGTGTTCCAAGTTCTTGTTGGTGAGTTAGAAAATTACACATTGTGCTATATTTTATACCTGGAACTAATTCACCGCTTCTATAAAACCAAATATAACCTTGTGCTACACTATAAGTACCTTCCAACAACAAACCAGTTCTATCATAATCAAGAAGACGCATTTTTGCAAGTCGTCCTTTTAACTCCCTGAAAGAACTTGAAAAGTCGCTAACGCTTTTTCTTTCGATTAAAATGGTGTGACCATCATTATCTAATAAATAATCTGCAAGTGGCAAACACTTAAAAATAAATTCGGGAACTTCTGGCCCAATTATTGAAGTTACGAGATGATCCTTGATTTGGGGTATCAAATGTTCCCGAGTATCTACTTGAATCGTCATACTTGGTGCCAATGCACATGATAATTTGTATTAGGAGTCGTGGTATACGTTACGTCAGCGTTAATTGGTTGACCATCCCAATTTGTAGTATGAAACGGAGTTCCAACTGACCAAACAATATTTATCGGTGCAATAGAACCAAGCGGCTGGTCATTATATCTAACCAAAACAAGTTCTTTTGCAAGATAGTCATATTTTTTATATAGTCCAATACCCTTTCCATCAGCAAACTTTAGACTATCATTTCCGTATGCCCCTATGAACTCCCCGCAGCCTTCACAAACAAAGTTAGAAATTTTTCTTTCAAGTACCGGCCACAAATTTTCATGACCACAATCACAAGTATATCGTAGCTTCATATAGGATCATCCTTCATTGAATTAACATGTGGAGCCATTATCATAGTAAGATCTGTTACCAACAAGATAATCAGAAGTAGCGCTGGAAGCACTATTAGAAAACCCTTGTGGATAATACCAACCATAACTAGTTTTTGTAGCACGCCTCACATTAATTATGCCGTTATCATAGTCATACGTGATTTTACCCTTAATACTTTCAGAAAAGCGGACTTCATGTGAATTGCAGGCACCCACAAATTCACCACACTTCTCACAAATAAAGTTGGAAATTTTTCCACTAAATATTGACCATTTATTATGATGCCCACAATTGCACGTAAAGGCTAGTTCCATTTCGGTCACCACAAGCAAGACGGTATCTTAGCAGTAGCTAACACCATATCCGGTGTAGGATCAATTACTTCATTTTTATAATTTGGGTTGTTGCACGGAAAATCGTGACCAGTACTATGAATTATAGCAACTTGATGTTTGCCGTCTGTCATTTGACGATGTTCCAGTTCGACTACAATATCGGAATTAAAATCTGCTGAAGAGGGATAAATTAATGGAATCACTTCACCAGTATCGAAGTCTTTACCTGCCCTGTGAACCAACAAAACATTCGCGAAGTTTTGGATAGTTGTTATTTGGCTAGACATTGCTTGCGTTATGAGTCCGAATTCTTGCTGTGATGGCCACTTACGTTTATTTTTTGTAATGTAATGCAGGATTTCTAGTGCACGCCACCTATAAGTATCGTCTAAGACTACCCAGACTTTCCCAGAATTCAGTGTAGAAATATCATCAGCATAATAAGATGCCTTCTCGATAGCAACCTGAAATTCCTCCCAGGATTTCACAAAGTGATACTGGTTCTTGTAGTCAAATCCCTTAATTTTTGGTCTCCAAATAAGGGTGCCGTCTGCTTGCCGAATTGGACTAAACAAACTTCGGAAACCTTCGCCCACCGTTCTTTTCAAAGCAATTTGATCAATTTCTACCTTACCAAACGACAACTTTGCTGGCGGAAAATCAATCAAAACTGCATTGGGCATGCTGGCTCCAAACCACGTTTTTCCTTTTTTGGTACCAGCCCACAAACTACCCAAAAGAGGATATTCTACCTCCCCTTCTGGTATGCCAACAACGTCTCCATTAATTACATCAGTCATAGTAAACAACCTAAAAAGAATATAAATGTTATTTTTATTTTTTATACTACACTATTATTATTATTATAATTTATACAATTGTTACCTTCCGCCATCTCGCAGATCAACCTGCAAACGTTTATTCTTTATTTCACATTGCACGATTCTGGCAAGAGCCAATGTCGTTGATTCTCCTTCCCGGCAACACATTGTTCTGAAATATTCTTCATCCATGTCAGAAAGATCTACACATATTCTCGACATTTTCTAGACCTCCAAAAACATAAAGGGAGGGAGGCAGCCCTAAACTGCCTCAGAAAAGTCTAGTGTCTTTCCATCAGAAGAATATGGCACATTCTTCATGATTTCCTGCCAAGCTGACATTGTTTCCTGGAGAGTACCAAACTGTCCGGTACCATATAGGTCGACAACGTCTCTCTTAGGTCTTCCTTGGTAGTTTGCCTTCAGAAACTCAAGTAGTTCCTTTGCTTTCGGCGAAAGTGCTTCAACTCCCTTTACAATGGGCTTTGCTAGCTCCTTCTTAACCACACTGGTCTTGTCGATCTCCGTGAAATTGCCGTTCTTTACAAGCTCTAGTCTGAATTCATCCCCAGGCTTAATGTAATCCCGGACGGTAAATGTATCACCAGGTACAATAGGTGCTCCGGTTGCCTGGGTAATGAAATCCACTAAACCCTTATTGCTTGCAGAAATTACAGTACCATCTTTAGAATACTGCACCACTGGAAATACCGCACCAAACTTCAGATCGGTTCCAGTCTTTGGATCAGTGAAAATAAATCTATACTGATCGATAAATGCTGCCTTCATGCGAGGCGCATCATCATTTGGTCTCTGTGGCCAATATTCATCAGGAATTCCGTCGACGATAGCTTTCTGGTCGGCATCCAGACTATCATACTCTTTTCCGATAACCTTCTGACCAGAAAGACCGCTTCTGTACTGTACAACCTTATTCTCTCGAACTACGTCCTTGAAAACGGTCTCATATACGCCAGTCGGTACTCCTGCTCCCTTTACGACGATCTGCTCGTCCCATGCTGAATTACTCATATTTTTAATTCTCCATCATTTTCCAATATTATTGTTTTCAGTATTGTGTTATACTACCCAACACGAACAATAACTACTTTTCCTAGTATAAATACATTTTGGTATTCACGTATTTATGGTTTTTGGTCGACATCGATCTATGATATTAAAACCAAATAACATAGTACTTGTCAACATTAACTAACTTATTTTTCCAGTATATAAAGGTTTTGGTTAGTGAATATCTTCATCATCTTTTACATAGATATTTTTGTCGCCAGGAAAATCATAGGCTCCTGGATTCATTGGAAAGGTTGCAGGAATTATGCCACCTGCTGTTATTAATCGGCAAGTAGCGATCTTGTCAATATTTTCTTTTCGGCACAATTTCCGAACATTGCCAATATCCACCATATCGGTTTCATACTTTCCATCGTGTCTATATACCACAATCCACGTTCCTACAACTTTCTTAACTTCGGCCCAGACATCGCCGAACCAACTAACTAGGTTTACAAAATCACCGGGCCGAATATTCCAGGAACGAACAATGTTTAACCTGGTCTTGCTGTCGTAATACATAACAATGTCTCCTAAAACATTATTCAATGTTATTGTTTTTATATAATACTTTCCTATATCTCATGTCATATTCCTTTGATCTTTCACGTTCATGATTTTTGCCAAGAACATTAATTGTGTTTTTGATATCATCCGGAATTTTCCAGAAAATTTCATTTAGTTCGTTGCCACGTTGCTTTCCCCAGCTATTTTTATTTGTTAAAGATGGCCAGCCAAAGCAACTCCAAACCACCTCATATTCCACTTTCTCAAACCCAATTTTTTTTAATTCCTCGAAAACGTATTCATGAATGTCTTCGTAAGAAATACCATCATTAAAAATATATACATCATTAATTCCATTGCAACAATCATACAAAACTTTAATTATAGAATCAGCAATTATACTAGTGAATTCCTTTTCTGAAAATTGTTTTTTGTGACAAATTTCATAAAAATTGCTTTCTTCATAAGATCCATATCCAAACTTATATAAAAACATTATAATACCTGTTGAATTTAATTAACGTTCGTTACCAGTATCCCCAGGCTTCCACGCCAATTCTACCCATCAAATCATTGTTTATGATATCAAAAACTTCATCGTCATCACTTTCTATTATGTCCATGAAAGTTATTCTTTGTTCTTTTGTCAACGATTCGATAAATTCCACTATTTTCGTCTTAAGATCAACATGACCTAAACTTTTTTTCGCGCAACTTTCACAACAATATTCATATTGATCATACCATTCACCATCATATCCACAACTAGAACAATGGTGATATTCGCGGCCACATGATTTACACGTACAATTATTGGTCATTATTACCTCCGCAATTATTAATGATTTTTTGCCACACATTATAACACTTAAATAAACTTGATAGTTCGTCTAAATAATAACACCTTTTATAATTACTATATGCTAGATGAGGGATTCGAACCCACAAAGCTCTACAGCAAAGGCTCTTGAGGTCCTTCGGTTTTCCAATTCCGTAATCTAGCAAACAATTTGTTAATTAATTATTTCTCAGCATAGCATTTTCTAAAAGCACTACACTTATGGCATGTACAACTAGAAGCAAGTTTCCATGCTAATTCTTCTATAAAACCTGGAGTATATCTACATTCATATAGTGCATTCCAGATTAGGCATATTATCTCTGTGTAATTCTTCATACAAATGCTTCCAACTTTTCGGAATCCATATGATCTTGCCAATTCGGACATTCGCATATACGTTCGCATGCTGTATCATAATCACATGTATTGCCGTGGTCCAAAATGCATCGATATATGCGATTCTTGAAGTATCCAAATTTACACATATGCACTACCTCACGATTCAACTACTTGTTTTTTCAACAAACTTTGGTTTCTTCCTCATGCAAACAATAACGATGAACAACTTTCAAAACCCGTTTACTAGAAATACAATCAAAACTATAATCCGCATAATCGGGTTGTTCCTTTATCATTACAAATAATGCATAATCATCTTTCCGATAACCAAAATCCAGTATTGTGCCCTCAATTTCATCGCCATTTGGACAATTAAATAGTATAACATCTCCCTTTCTTGGCACATAATCAATTATTGGTTGTACGCCTTCAATTGGAATGTCGAATAAAAGACCGTCTTCATTTCTTATTATTACTACAATATGATCAAAAGAATTACTGTACTTAATTCCTCTTATATTTCCAACAAATCCCACTGGTATATATCTTTCAATCGTCGGAAATGAATCAGTGACAAGAACTTCCATGCCTAACTTTACATCTTCTACTTTCATTTTATATCACCATACATTTTTGCCTCTTCATCGAAAAAAGAAAAGAAAGCAAATGCTTCCTTCTCCTTTCTCTGATGTGTTTTGGGGCAATTACATAAACGTTGTTTAAGTATATAAACGTTTTGGATGAAAATTAAAAACAGAAAATACTATATTGCTATATATGAAATATTTAGGACGAAATCAGGGCTAATCCCCACTTCTTCAGAGGCGGGATACAGCCCGTACCTACCAATAAGTATTTAACCTAGTAGTTTATAGTATTTAATACAAAGGATTGGGATCACAATCCATCGGCGAAAGTCCGTAGATGTCTATGAATTTATTCATAGGATTGATCACTTAATATACTTGTTGGTTTATAATGATAGTTACAAGTATATATCAAAAAATGTAATAGAACGATATGTAGCGATGCAAAAGGTGAAGTGAGCCAATGAGAGTATTTCGATATAGACTTAAACCAACCAAGGCTCAGGTAACCAAGCTGAATGAGCAGCTAGAGCTTTG